GCCTTCAAGGAGACGAAGCTGAAAAAATAAATATGTTAGCTGATGCAACTGGGCAAGATTATGACAAACAATTACAATCAACCATAGCTACAGCTCAAGCAACTGGTAAAGTATATAAATTTAATTTTGATAATAATAAAATATTAGCAGATGTTGCAAAATTGTCTGCTTCTATACAAGCATCATTCAAAGGAAGTGCAGCATCAATGGCTAAAGCAGTTGTACAAACTAAATTAATGGGTACTACACTAACTCAATTAGATTCTGTTGCAGATAATTTATTACAAATTGAATCATCTATAGAAGCTCAAGTTACTGCTCAATTGGTAACGGGAAGAAATATTAACTTAGATAAAGCTAGAATGTTAGCCCTTAACAACGATTTAGTAGGTACTGGACAAGAATTAGTAAATCAAGGAATTGATTATGCTACATTCGGTAAAATGAATCGCGTTGAAATGCAAGCTACAGCAGCTGCAATGGGTATGCAAAAAGATGAATTAGCAGATATGCTTTTAAAACAAGAAGTATATAAAAGAGCTGGTGCTGATATAAGAGCAACAGATTCAGCTTCTATGAAATTAAATGAAGAAAAAATTGCGGCATTAGCAGCTCAAGGAGATGAAGAAGCTAAAAAATATATCAATTCTCAAAAACAATTAAGCGTTCAAGATAGAATGACTGCTGCGATGGAAAGATTTTCAGCAGTTATGGAAGCGGCTTATGCAATTGTTATTGGAATTGGCGTAGCTTTAGCAGTAGCATCTGCAATTATGACATTTGGTGCATCAATTCCGTTTTTAGCTGGGTTAAGTTCGACTGCAATGGCTGCTGTCGCGGCAGGTACTGGCCTCGTAGTAGGAACAGGTGCTATGATAGGGGCTAAACAAATGGTATCCGACGGCATCGCGCCTTCATCGAATGGCCCATTTACTATTACAGATAAATACGGTGCTACAGCAGTAACAGCAAATGGTGATGGTTTAGCTGTATCTCCTAATATAAATACTGGTTCAGGTAATAAAGAAACGAACGATTTATTACGTCAATTAATAGCAAAAGTAGATCAACCGGCGATCATTAAAATGGGGGATACTACAATTAATGAATTAGGAAATAAAACAACATTAAATAGAAATTATCAAGCAGAGGCATAATGGCAATATTAGATTTAAAATCAAATTTATCTCAATGGCGTAAGCCGACAACAGTAGAAGCTGGAGAAAAAAAGAAGCTTTCTGAATCTCCAGTAAAAGCTGTTTACAGCACGTCTAACGAGTTTAAAACTACTACTGATATAAAGATAAACAAAATAGATAATTCTACGTCTATTCAAGTGCCAGGGGCTAAAAAAATAGATTATAAATTATTCTCTATTAATGCAAAAAGAAATAGAGGCATACCTGCTATATCTACATTATTCGGCGATACTATTTTAAATAAAATTTCGCAATATAAAGAACAAAGAGTAAAAGAAATAAATAAAGTATCTGAGTTTATAAAATTTACTCCGAGGGGTATTCAACACATATCTACAATAGAAATACTTAAAACTATCTTAAAAGATAAAATAAGTAAATACAAAGAACAGTTTCCGAGAAATCTTACAAAAGTAAGTGAATATATAGATCAATCTCCTCGTGCATTACCAAAGATAAGTGAATATATAGATCAAAATCCTAGAGCATTACCTAAAATTAGTGAGTATATTGACCAAATGCCACGAACATTACTTAAAATTAGTGAATACATAGATCAAAGACCTAAAGCATTACCTAAGATAAGCGAATATATTCAAAAACTAATTGATAATAAAAATAGTATATATGATACTAGAAGAGAAATCTTAGGATTTAGAAATATATCAAATAGATTAAGATTATTATATAGAGGTAAATATCCGCCATCATTTAACTATTTTAATGATTTAACATCTGGAGCTAAAGGATTTATAATAAATCAAAAAGAAGGACAAACAGCATTCTTAGGAATAAGCGGTAATACATATACATATCCAATAACAGTAAGAGAAGGAAGATTAAGTGATAGTACTAAAATAAAAGGCGCTCAACAATGGCCTTTAAAGGTTACATTCTCTAATCGTCTGGGCAATACTAAATATACAAGAACAGTATATAATAGTACTAAACCATATACATCAAATACAGGTATAACCGGAGATACTTTAGAAAAATATTTCTTTAGAACTAATTCTCCTTCAGCTAGAGATATTTTATATAGCGCATTTAATTTAAGAGATAATTCATTTAATACTGGATTAGTTTTATTCAATCAACCATTAATCTTAACTGGTATACAACGTAAAGACTTTGTAAAAACAGGATTTTATCCATGGGAGACATGGAAATTTGATGATGGGTTTATTAGAGGCGGTGTTGTTACATCTACTCAAAGAGCTATTGTAGATGTTCTTCGTATTGGAAAATGGTTTTCTTCTGTTAAAGGTTTATTATTTATAGCACGTCAAGCGGGCCTTCAAGCTTCAGCTCCTAATACAGAAGCTGATCCTTTAGTTGGTAAGAGAGCTGGTAATGGCGCGTTAACATTAATAAGTTCATTAGCTAATACAGCAACGCAGCATTTAGGTCTTAGATTTAGAAAAGATGCAGTTCCAATTGTGCCTAGAACAACATATTCAGGTGTAATGTTTGGCCTTGCAGGTATAGACCCATCTTCTGGAAGAGGTATAAAATCAGTAAATCAAAGCCTAATATTAAACCGATTAACTTCACTTACAAGAAGGTTAATTGATTTAAGGCCTTCAAACATAGATATCATAAGTACTGGATTGGGCGGCCCTCAATCGTTATATGGAATTGGAGTTACAAATATTAGAAGAGTTGTTAATAGTACAGGACCATTTACATATAACAGCTTTAAAAGGGGGCCTGTATTTACTACTAAAGATAAAAAAACAATTACAGAAAATATATATAATTCTGTATTTATCTATAATGAAGAACCTTTAGAAATAGAAGATATTAAGAAATATTATAAAGAATTAAGTCTAAAATTAGAAGGCTCGGCATTTGCTGGAAAAGGAGCAGTAGCAAAGTCAATTCCTAATGGAATATTTAATTTTAATAATTCAGGTACCTCTAAACTTGCTATTAAAAATAAATCAACGGTTAGTGGAGACCCTCAACAATATTATACACTAGGATATGATGATATAAGGATATTAGCATCTTCTATAGGATTAAATACAACGTCTATACAAAATTTCTTATTAGTATCTCCAGATAGTAATGCTAAATGGATATCTACAAAGGGAGATTATCAAGGAACTGTTATACAAAATTATGCAGAAACAAGTCAACATAAACGTAGCAAGATTCGAGTACCAGATTATGGTAAACGTGGTAAAGATTTAACAAATCCTCAACCGACAATGCCAGACTCTGATAACTTTCAATATACTTATAAAGGCCCTGGAAGTATTGGTATGACAGATCCAATTTGGCAAATAAACCAAACGGATGAAGAAGCAGTAGATGATTTTATAAAATTCATGTTTCATGATTTAAATACAAATGAAAGATTTAGATTTAGAGCGTACATCGAAAACGTTTCTGAGGATTTTAATCCTAATTGGCAAGAAGTAAAAATTCTAGGAAGAGCAGACAGTCCTTATATTTATCAAGGATTTGAACGTAGTTTAAGTATATCATTCAAAGCTGCTGCATTATCTAGAGGGGATTTAATGCTAATGTGGGACCAATTAGAAAGATTGGCAAAAACAACAGTACCACAATATCAAACTGATGCTAAAATGAAAGGTCCATTGATTAAATTTACTTTAGGCAATTGGTTTATAAATACTCCGGCATTTATTAAGTCATTATCTTATACAGTCGATAATGAAACTCCATGGGAAATTAACTTAAGTAATTCAGGAGTATATGGTGGAGGCGGCGCGATGTTAAATTCAAATTCTGTTGGAGAATTACCTATGATAGTATCTGTTCAAGTATCGATGCAAATATTTGGAGAAACACGTCCAGAAAGTGAAACTAGCAAATCTGATCAAATAGCTACGCCAGACGGAATTACAAATTCAACTCATTATAATCAAGGTAATTTATATCCATTAGGAAATGAAGGATTACGAGGAAGACGTCAATTTGCTAATTATAACGTAAAAACAAAAGAATAATGCATTATCCCTGATATTTATTAATATATGAATAGATATCAAGACCTTCCAATTATAAAAGATTCTAATGGGCAACGTAAATATACAACTACGTTTGTCCCATTTTTTGACAAATCAGATAATGATATTTATGTTATTACTGACCCATCTGATAGATTAGATTTATTAGCAAATCAATTTTACGGAGATGTAACGGCATGGCCAATAATAGCAACTGCTAATAATATAGGACTAGGAACTTTAAATATTGAAGAAGGAAAACAATTACGTATACCAGATCCTAATAAATTTAGAGATTATATTATTCAAATAAATAATTTTAATCAAAATCAATAAGTTATATGGCATTAAATTATCAGTTTTATAATAATACGCTTCAAGACGTTAAAGATGAAATACATAGAAGAGAACGTGCTTATTGGCCTGAAGGTCATATTAATAATAGTGCATTAGCATGGAATTATCAAAAAACTGCTTATATTATTTTAAAAGCTCTTAAAGTAACATATACTCCAGAAACTAAACAAACCGGACCATTCGTAGCAACGACACCTACACCAGTTAATACATTTTCTGGACAATTACCTTCAAGAACAACACCGGCATCTTATAAAGTAGAAACTAATAATGATGCGCCCGTTAAAAGAATACAAACTCCAACTGCACCTATATTAGAATTATACGGCCCAGATTATACAAAATCTAACGGGACATTAAAAGGTGCAGTATTAAATTCAGCAGAAATTAATGTAGAGGGTACATATGGTTCTATATTAAAAATTACAGTAAACTTTACAGTATTTGATAAAGATGAATTAGATAATTACATGAATAGTTTTTTACGTCCCGGCGTTGATATTGGATTAGAATGGGGATGGACAGTAGATGAATTTGCTGGCAATAAAGGTAACCCAGATGCCGATGATCTTCCTGTATACGTAAATAAGTCAGATATACATGGGACGGTGTTTAACTTTTCATTTTCTGCTAAAGAAGATGGTACATGGGATTGCAGTTTACAAGCATATGGTCCATCAGCAATGACATATGGATTTAATGCAGATGCGAAAGACTCGACAAATACTAAACCAGACCCGTCAAATTTTGCTACTTATGGAATTTTAGACCTTTTTCGTATTATACAAGATGATGTAGAAGATATGTACGAAAAAGGAGATATAGTTACTAGTTACTGTAAAAAAATATGGATGTCTCAAGTAACTGGATATTTTAATATAAATTCTACAAGTTATAATCCATTTACAGCTACCTTAGATAAAAAAGAAGGCCCAATTATATATATTTATGATTTACCTAGCGGATTTACTCCAGAAACGACAGAAACCCTTATAAAAAGTAAAGCAGCACTAGAAACATCGAATACTAAAGCGGCAGAAATAACATCATATGAAAAGAAAGCATTTATAACATTAGATAATCTTATAAGTTTAATTAATGACAAAATTAATAACTTATCTAGAAGAGGATTACCAAATTATACATTTTATAAAGACGGCAAAAACATTTGTGTAGGAACTGGACTTAATGATTTATTTTTACAAACAGGCCCTGCAGAGCCAAAATTTGCATTTACTACACAAAGAAATGGAGCTCCTGGGTCTTCATTTCAACATGTTTTAAGTTTGAGGGGTTCATCAGAAACCTTTGCAAGTCAAATTGCTTCTGGCACTAATAGTATACCAATACAACATCTAGTATTAGTTAGTGTTGAGTTTATTAATGAAGAATTACATAAAATTTTAGGAGGAGATAAATATGCAAAAGACAAAAAGATTTTATCTTTCTTAAGACTATTATTCCAGCAGTTAGAAACAGAAACTGGCGGAATTATAGATCTAGAATTAGTACCGGAAAGAAATTTAAATGGAAGTATTGTATCAATATCAATTGTTAATAAAAATGGAGTTCCGGATGGAGCTTTAGATAATATTAATCCATTTCCAATTAAAATGATGACAAAGGGGTCTGTAGTACGAGCCATGAGTATAGAATCGAAAGTGCCTGATGCAGTAGCTACAGAAGTTGCGACATTTACAAGATCTGGTTTAAGTTATGGCGATGATGAGGTTGATAACTCGATTACATCTACAAATTCAAAAACAGTTGTCGCTGAATTAATAAATGAATTATTAAAACTAAATAGTGATTATCTTAATAATTTAGGTACAGCACAAGAACGTATTACATCGCGTAATAAATTTAATGCTTCTGTACGAAACATTTACAAAAAATTATTTTCTATTCAACAGTCATTAACTTTAAATATTGATGGGTCTCTTGGAGGCATTAATAATATACTAGATTTAAAAACAGCAGTATTTCCAATTTATCTTAAACTTACATTAGATGGTATTAATGGATTTTTATACGGTAATGCAATAACAACAAATTGGCTACCAAAACAATATAGAGATTCAAGGATTTATTGGACAGTAACTAAAATTCGTCACAGAATAGAAAATAATGATTGGACAACAGAATTAGAAGCTATATATAGAGTAAAAGAAAAATAATGGCAAAAAGACCTAAAATATATTATCCTCAAGACCAAATAATAGTAGGACTTAAAACATCTGGTAAAGAATGGATGTTACGAGACGGTACTGAGTTTAAAGGGTATTATCATACTTATAAAGATGGTATGATAATGACTGGCTTTAGTTATAACGAATTTACTTCTGAATATTTAATACCATATCAACCACAATCTTCTTTTAAGTATGATACTTTAACTCAAACTAACGTTAAAAATTACATTACTCCACAACAATATTATCCACAACCATCAAAAGTAGATTATGATCAAGGATATGTAACACGTTATTTTATAAGAAGATCTAATAATGTAGATGCCAAAATTATAGAGATTGATATAAAACAATGGAACTTAATAGGAAGTAGAATTGACCCATTCTTATATTTAAAAACATCTCTTCCGTGGAAATTAACAGGAAATGAATCTGATGTTGAACAAACTAACTTTAAAGTTGTACGTAAATATAACGAAGAATTACCTGGCTTACAAAAATACTTAAGAAATTATTTGGAGTTATATAATAAATAACTTATATTTCTGGTATGCTACCAATTGTAGAAACCGAAACTGAATTATTTGACCTTATAACAGAGATTAAATCACATCGTATCTTTGTTGCTCCGGTTTTAAAAGACCCGTTTCTTCACTACAGTATAAATGAGCTTTCATTACTTTATTTATATGATCTCACAATTGATAAAGAATGTATTGTAAGTTTTAATCATTCCGAGGCACTTTCAATAAAAGAATCATTATTAAGTGATTTATTATGTTCTAGTAAAGAGTGCTTTGTTTTAAATCTTAAATATTTATTAAGTAAGATTACTTGTGATCATATATATGATGCTCATATGGTAATATACTTCTTAACAAACAAATCTATAGATATTGAGGAGTTTGATACTTCCGTGCATGATTACTTTAATCAAAAATATTCTAACTTAAAAAATCTTAATCATCTTATACCAATTGTAAAACATCACGAAAAGTTTGGCAATCTTATTAAAGAATATAAAGAAGAATTTAAAGCATTTACAATATCAGACACATTCTTAAAATATAATAATGTAGTTAAAACTCTACATCATATAGAAATAAATGGTATGTATGTAAATCCTGATATACTTAAAGAAACATTTCCAAATGTAACAATAACAAATAACTTTGTATATACAGAATATAATCCTTATACAACAACAGGAAGACCTTCAAATAGATTTGATTCTGTAAATTATGCGGCACTAAATAAAGAAACGGGAGTAAGAAAATCATTTAAGTCTCGTTTTGGTAAAGATGGATTTTTACTACAGTTTGATTATGATGCTTATCATATTAGATTATTAGGAGAATTATTAGGATATCAATTTCCAGGCAAAGTAAATATGCACGAACATTTAGGGCGTCAATATTTTGGAAAAGAAGAATTAACTCCGGAAGAATATGATCAAAGTAAGGGCATAACTTTTAAATTATTGTACGGAGGTATTGAAAAAGAGTTTTTAGAAATTCCATTTTTTAAATTAGTAGATGATTTTACAAAAATTAATTGGAAGCTTTATAAAGACCAAAAATACTTAGAAACACCAATATATAAAAGAACATTAAAAAATACATTCTTTACTGAAATGAATTCTCAGAAGCTTCTTAATTATTTAATTCAATCATTAGAGATGGAAGAAACTATGGCGATATTAGATACTTTAATGAGCTTTAACAAAGGATTTAAGAGTAAGATGATATTATATACCTATGATTCTTTATTGATCGACTTCCATAAAGATGACGGAGGTAAGTATATTAAGCAATGTCAAAGAATATTAGAATGTAACGGAAAATATCCAGTAAAAGTGCAAGCCGGTTATGACTATAATAACTTGAAAAATGTAACGTTATAGATATTTATAATAAATAATCTATATACGTGATACGTTTACTTTGCACATTCACTTTAGAGAATGATTTACAACCAACAATTGATAATATCGTAAGTAATTATAATATACTTAACGGTAAAATTTTTGTTCTGCAAATGAGCGAGAATCCTGAGTTGGCTTGCACGTACAATATAGAGTCTGGCAATCTTAATGATTTGTTAGATAACACTATTTCAATACACAGAAGAAAAGAAACTAATACGCTTTATACCATTAATGGATTAAATTTCTTGATAAAATCACTTAATAATAATATATTAGATAAGAATTATAAAGTGAATTGGGAAGATTATTCAAATATGGCTATTTTAGTAACAGATAAGAAATTAATTTTACATGAATTGCAAATATACAAAATAATTCATATAAAATAATTAGGAAAATAAGAGATAAGATATTATATTAGATAAGAAATTTAGATATCAGTTAGATATTTAGTAAGTTAAACAATTAAAAACAAAAAGAAAAATGGCGATTAATTTAGACGCAATTCGCGCGAAACTAGGCGATTTGCAAAAAAACACAGGAAAAGGTGAAAGACAAGACACCTTATGGAAACCAGAACCAGGTACACAAGTAGTTAGAATTGTACCTTATCAATTCAACAAAGACAATCCATTTAATGAACTTTATTTCCATTATGAATTTGGAAATAAGCAGTATTTATCTCCAGCTACATTTGGCAAACCAGATCCAG